CCAGTGATGAAGATTGAGGCGTGCAATGTCAAATAGAAGCGGCCTCGCTCGACAGAAAGCCTCTTCCTTCCCTCCGTAACAAGGTACAAAGGGGATATACTCAATAGAAAGAAAACCGATATTCTCCTGAGGAAGAATGTACTCATTTGTATTGCTTGATAGCTTTTTTTCGTAAATTCTTACACGAACTCTTTTTGGAATCTCTTCTGACTCTGGTTCTGGAATGTCATAGACGACAACCGTTGGCACAACCTCCTCAAAGTGTTCGTTAGTTGCGCTGGCACGTCTAATCTCTGATTTGATTCTCAGGTAAATAACTTTTGTTTCGTAAGAGGTTACGCCGTTAATTGTTACCGGACCATTTTCGTGGCGACAGTCAAGAATGTCATCTACTTTAATAACAGTAAAATATGGCCGAAGATTCATTCTTCGCTGTGCCGCCCGATCCTGATCTGTAACGCGGGGGTAGTCCGCCATCAAACCGGCAATGCCACCATTAAGGGCTTCGGTGAAAAGAGTCTTGGTAAAAGAGGTTATCGACTTACCTTCAAGATTTACATTCTTGAAAAATTTCTCCCAGGTAGCTGGAACCTCTGGCGGCGTGATAACACCTTTGCGAAGAGCAGTACCAACAACGATGTCAACATAGTGAGAATAGAAGGATTCAAAACACGAAAGCGCCCTTGTCTTCCGAACGTTGTAGCTGTCGTTGTGCTCCCTAAAATCCTGCGGTATGCTATCGCTGATAGCTTCATCCAGGTAAAACTCTGGCAGCACGCAAAACTTGATTGGCAGGACTCTTGAAATCTGTTCGGCCTGATCAATCGAGTATGCGTCTACATCTGTGACTGACGAGTAGACACTTTCCGTATTAGGATCACGCCGGTCGAAGGGGACCGGCAGATCATCCGCGCTTAGGACAATAGAATTTGGAACGTCAATCACGAAAGTTGTCCAAAAGCCTTGCGGTGATTGTAGCGACAGACCGCAGCACAAAGCCCCCCGATTTCTCGGAAGGCTTTACAGCGGTTCGCGTCGTCGGCCCCCGCCCCAGGTTGAACCGCTGGTGCAGCAAAATTCTATCAACGCCAGCGACCACCGTGACCAGCTCTTGCACCAGCCCGTAGGAATACTTGCCAAATCAGATACCTAAGAGCATCTCCTGGGTGTGAGTAATCAGTAGCACCACCCTTTGCGGGCTTGAGCGTTTTAGAATCGTAAGACCATCGCTCGGTCGCGCTTATGGTGCTCTGGCATGTCGTCGGGTTGATCAAAACCAGTCCACGGTGCATGTGAACATTGGCATGTGCAAGTGTTTCCGCGATGGGCGGATTCCTGCGCTCAGTCACCACCTGGATACCAGCGGATCTGAGAATTTCATGATCACTCTGGGTAGAGGATGTTGAATCGTGGGATCCACTGGCATCTGGGTAGCAGGTGATTTTCCCTCTTGACAGATGGAATGGGTATGTCTTTTGCAAATGTGCGACCAGAGCAAAAGTGTCCGCGACTTTCGATTCCGCAAAGCAATGGAGCTGCTGACCCTTTTGCCCCGGCCTTACAACTCCGTAAACAGCGTGGCACTGACCAACGTTGAAGTCAACTCCAAATACAATTCTTTCGCCCTTTTCTGGAAGAAAAACACCAGTCGTATGGAGTTCGCGGTTGAACTCATAAAACACAGTTGCCGACTCAAGATTGACAAACTCTCCATTCAGGTACGCCTTAATCAGCTGCGGATGATACTTCGTTTTGAGATCCTCCACGAATCCTGGATCTAGGTATGGGTTGTCCTCAGACTTGCCCCTGTAAAGCTTTTTGTTGTCAGCTTTTTGTTCTTCAAAAAACGAGTACATCCAGCCATATCCTTCTGGCGTAGATGCAGCTACAATTTGAGGGCAGTTGCCAACACGAACACGACCCTGCAGTTTGATCATCGCCTTTTCGGCAATTTCCGCCCTTGTAGTATCTGTCTCGTCTGATGCAATAGATGCGGCGTTCACACCAATCAGGCGCTCAAAGTTCTCCATCGAGCGCAAGAGCACAGGGGTTTCCCCGCCGGGAAGATGTAGAGTGAAGACCGGACGCGGAGACACCCTGAACGAGTGGGGAATCCCGTACTTCTCAAGTACAAGATTCCAAGTCGGAAGCGCTACGTCATCAATCAGTGGAATGGTCGGCTCAAGAAAGAGATGTGTAAAACCCTGAGACCGGAAACATAAAAGTAATTGTTTTACAACAAGGGAATAGCTCTTACCTGAGCCATAGCCCCCACAGAAACCTACATACTTATGATCAAAGTCACATACAAAATCTTTCTGATAGGGAAGTAGGTTATTAACCATGCGAGCTTCTGCCGCATCTACATCGAATGTGGTATTCGACCTCCGCTTTAGCTTCTGCAGCAGTGTTGGATCGGAAAGTAGGCCAAGACCTCTCACTGCGGCCCTGTCTATGTAAGCGTTCGCCCTCGTTCTTCCCGGCACTTCAAGGGAAACAGATAGCGCATTCTAGCCAGCAGAAGAGGACTGAAAAAGATTGCACTCCCTGGCATAAAAAACTCCAACTATAAGTGGCTCTGGAAAATCAAAGGAGCATGGATTCGGATCCCCTTCCGAAACATTTTTCCTTCTGTGATAACACTTATAGCAACTCATGTTACCAGTGCCTGTATTTCTGGGTATTTCTGGAAAAAGACTTGAATAGATTTTTCCAGTCCTTATCTGCTGAACCGTTTGCCTTGTAGTGCCAACCCTCCTTGCCATTTCAGAGTTGTTGCACGTCTCCGTCAAAATCCTGTAAACAATTTCATCTGACAGGCTTCTCATGTAAACCCTCGGGATCAAAGATAGCAATAAAATACAAAGCCCCAGCATCGCTAGGGCTAAGGACTCCGAGAAAGCTACCTTAATATAGGAGGCTTGTTAGGCGGCAAAAAGAAGCTTACGCAAAGCGGATGTGATCGGAATCGGCCCATCGAACTCCCAGTAGAAATCAACTCCGCTGACAGTTATGTGATCAAGCCTGCCTCGCTCAATCATCTCCTTAATGGTGTGAAAGCTTTCAGCTTTGAGCTTTTCGGCAAAAACAGAAAGCATCTTTAATGCCTCCCCCTGGTCCTCAAGTTGAATGGATACAGGTGCGGCCATTCCAAGCTCTTGCATCGCTTCAACAAGGCCAGCTACGCAACCCTCAAGGTAGTCGCCGTCGTCTTGGTTACTTGAGGCCACAATGTCAAGGGCGTGACTTTTTGTAATTTCCTTGAGGTTGGCGTTTTCGCCAGCAAGGAGAATCTTTAGGTGGTCGCCCTCCCTGTTTAGCTGCCCTACGGAAACTTCTTTGATTCTGAAGTTGGCTGGAGAAAAGCACAAGGGATTCCTGACGAGATCAGAAAAGTCTTGACCCTCTTCTGCGATAACAATAAAGGGCTGTTGCTCGATGGGATCAACTCTAAAGGCTTGCATTGATTTTTAGTTGGTGGGTGAGTGGTCTTTGTTGCAGGGTCTGACGGCTATCACTTTGTAGCGTTTTTCCCTTGTTCCCCTTACGAACTCCATGTAACTATTCGCATCTACACGAATGTCACGAGTTCGCTGAGGGTCAATCTGGACCGTGATCCAGTAGTCTGCCATGGTTGGTCATCCCTGATTCTAATCGTTGGCGGTGCTGATGGCTGTTGTCGCATAACCCAGGCTGTTGCAGCTTTTTGAGACATCCAGGCTTGCAGGAGCTGCTTGCACAGACCCCGAAGCTCTGCAATGTCTGAAACCTGATCAATCGCTCTACCCATCCTTTCGATTTCAAACCTTTGAGAAGTCGAAAGAGATAAGGGCTCCATTGCGATCTTCAGTTAAGGCCGATCCTGCCAGCACTAGACATGCCAGCAACAGCGTCAACCTCTTTCTTGAGCGCAGATGCTCTCAGCAAAAATTCGATTCTCCTTTCGATCTCGTTTCGTTCCTCCGTCTCTTTTGATGCCGCTACCGCAAGAGCGCCACTAGACAGCCAGCACAAAGAAGAAAGGGCTAGAGTTCTGTTTTGCAGAACCACGCCACCAAATAGCGCAAGCAAGGCGATAATGGAGGACCAGCCAGCAGCTGCCGTAATAGCAACTTTGGTACTTTTTTGCTTTCTCAGACCCTTGAGAAGTTCATCCGTGTTTGGCCGAGGGCCGCCTGTGTCAATCATGGCGCGATGTTAAATGTTTAGGCAAGGCCAAGATAACAGATCCACGGACCCTTTGCAACCCTTTTACAGTCTCACAGAGTCTCGTAATCGTCTGGAGGTAAGACAGTGAAGTTCTGCAACTCATAAAGTGCAATCTTCACACTGTCATTAACATAGTCAAGCCTTCTCTGCAGCTTCTCAAAAGCTTTTTTGTGTTTTTCCGACATGGCGCGACCTTTCCCGTCAATTCTAAGTTTCAGGTTGTGAAACCTCCCAAACGCCAACAGCTCAAGAGGGGAGCCAATCTTGACACCAGATGGAGACCGAACCTCAATCGGCGCTTTCCACCGACACAAGACGCGATTGATATTCCCATCTGCAAAATCAATTGAGACAGGGACTGCGATCGGGGGTTCATCCGTAAAATGCGGGGATTGAATGCCAATCCCGGTTTCAGTGTCAATTTCCATACAGTGCCTGATCTCGACACCATCAGCATCAAAAAGCGACACCGGGGGCACCGGGCCATCCGAAGCAGAAAGAAGCATGTCTAGGACTTTGGTGGATTTGCAATACGGTCAAGCCATTGACCAGTAAAAACAAAATTGTTTAGCCTGGCCTCAGTGCCGATCCTTTTTAGAATCGCCCGACTTTTATCAAGACAGGCTTCGCAAGCTTGTTCGCAGGGATTCGGACAGAAAGATTCAATTGCGATTTCTTCAAGCATGGGTCGTCGATTAGGCATTGCTTTGGGCCTCCCAGATGCCACGGGCCTTGCCCCGAGCAAACGCCTCCTTGATCAGCCACATCTCCCGCCTGACACCGGCATCCCGGTAGACCGGGGCATCACCCCGCAGGCTGCTCACAAGCTCCTCAGTGAGGTCCACCGGGGCCTGCGGGGTGATCTGAACCAGGCGGCCAAAGATGGCGCCCAGGCAGCGGCTGCAGGGCAGCAGCGGGCTCTCCGGCTCCAGCGCCTCAAGCGCTTCGGAAGCATCTGCGAAGCGCGGACCCACGTAGGATGAATCCTCGCACCAAGAGTTTCCTGTAGAGCGGTTCTCTATGCACTGAACATAATCTGGCCTTTCAGGCATGATTCCCCTGGCTTGCATCTAGCAATCTAGCTGACTGCTGCCAGGCCGAAGAATGAGCCCAGTATTCGCCAGCCCTTACACCTCGCCAATCCATCAAAAGTCCATCTTGTTTGCCCCATAAAACCATGCCATGAATATCGCCATCAACCTTGTCTGGCTTGCGATTGTTAATCCAAACAGTCATCGTTAACAAGAGAAAAAGAATAAGTACGCTTAGCGCTGGACTTGGACAGCAAAAGCCTCTAATGGCTCGCATTCTAACAAGACTGAGCAAGATTATTTGTAGAATGAATCAGCAAGATCCTTGAGTCTACTTTCCCAGGAGTGGGCCTTCATTATTGCATGTATCTCCTCTGCGGAAAGATTTTGATCTTTTACTATAGCCGATCTAACATGCTTTGCGAATCTAGCATGTTGGCCAACCATGCGAATCTGCGGCAATTGCGGCATATTCGGACAATTTGTTGCCACTATTGGAATACCAAGTGTCGCATAAACATAGCTCTTAAGAGGATTCATGTTTTCTGTTAGATCATTTGTTATGTGTGGTATAATGGCAACATCGAAAACCTGCAAATACAGCTTCAGGTGCATGTAGGAAACGGGGCCAATGTATTTAATGTTTGGCCTTTGTGGCAGATTTTCCGCCATGTGAGTGCTGCCAATCATTAGCACCAAGGCATCTTTGTTTTTGTCGGCTACGTGTTCGACAAGTGGCCAGTTGATTTTACTTTCGAGATTTCCGGTATAACCAATTATGTAGCGCCAGTTCCCCGGTGAAACCAAGGACTCCCTCAACTCCTCTACCTTAGGGCCACCCTTATAGATAAGGTCAACATCAACTCCATTCGGAACAAGGTGAGTCGGCTTGCTTGACAGCTTGCCAATGGAATTCATTGCAGGCTTGCAGTTGTAAACACTGCAATCACTTTTTCCAAGGACTTGCGCATACTGCTCTGTAAGTTCCCTCTTCTTTTCTTCACTTGTGCCGGGCCAGGCTCTATGGTCGTCTACGATGTCAGCCACGACATGATCAAAAGGCAGACTATCCAGTATTTCGACGGCATTACGAAAATGAGGGTAAACCCAGGCACCAACGAAGGAGCCAGGCAAATCCACAAGAGCCTCTTGCAAAGCATCCTTACAGTATTTTAGTATAAAATCTTTTTGCTGAGCCAAGTCCAGCCCAGGTGGCATCAATGGGGTCCAGACCGAAATCTTGTCAGTATCTAATAGACCGGCTCGTTTTTTTTGGATAAATTTATAGATTAGCCTAAAATGAGAATTTGAACTGTTTTTGTAGCGCTTAAGATCAAGAGTTGAAACAGGTTTCTCGATGACGATCACACGAGATATGTCGCTTCTGGATGCTAGATACTTTACTACCATATCGACTCTTCGACCAAAAACGCCGAAGTCGTTTTGTTTCCAGAAAACGACAACAATCTTTTTTCTTGAATTTTTTTTGAAATTTAGCAGGGCATCCAGAATCCCACTAACGCTGTGCTTAACTGGTGGTAACAACAGTTTTTTCATGGTTTCCGCGCCAGCATCAAATGAAAGCGTTTTAGCGAAAAGTTTAAGGTTGTACTCTTTGTCGGCCTTGCTTAAGGGGCTGCCAATTGTCGCCTTGATTGCAGGGGTTAAGTCATCGGCGGACTCAATCAGAGTAATCCCCTTGAAACCCATGTCAACAAGCATTGCCATAGGTTCTGTGCGCGAGGCTACAATTTGAACGCCAGCGGCCAACGCATCAGAGGCTTTCGCTGGCAACTGGTAGGCACTTGCTACAGATTTAACGTTTTGAAGCAAAACCACTAGATCAGCTTGCCTTACGCAAGACGGCACTAGGTCAAAAGACAGGCTCTCTATTAAAACAGCTTTTTGGCATGATCTTGTAATATCATTCTCAACTCCCCTGTCGGCAATAGTTCCAATATAAACTGGGGCAACTCCCTCAATTTGTTGGCAGGCTTTTGCGATCTCAACGACTCCCTTGTGTCGATTCGGCGTCCCAAGAAACATTACAATTGAACCGTTTTTCTTGCGAGCCTCCTCAAGTTCACTAGGCAGGGGCTTTGGGGGTTCCGCAAAAAGATTTGGATCGCGCAAATGCGGTATTACCTCGCCTCCATACATTGATTGCAATGGGGTATCGCAAGTAGTAATTCCATCGGCGCAGGAAATCACTTCCTGTGCAACCACGGTCCAAAAAGGTGAGTACGGAGGTTCTTCTATATGCTTCGGCAGCTCTTGCAGTAGCTCAAGCGCTGTCATGCGCTTAAAAAGTTTCGACTCTGGAGCGCCTGCAACAAAAGATGGTTCGTAGTCATCAATGTCAACAATTAGGCGAGAGCCCGTCTTGCGCTTGATGCAATAGCCAAGCAGCAAAGAAGGTAGTCTAGCCTTGCAAGCGATAACTAGGTCGGTCTGTATTTTGCTTGATACTCGACTACAAATGCGAATTAAATCTTCTGTGTTTTTTGGCTCAGGCAGTGACGTAACAGAAGCCTCTCCGAGCGGCTGCCACACCGTATCCGAAATATGAGTAAAGCCAAAGCCAATAAGATCGACATGTGAGTAGAGCTTTTGAGCTGTCTGGGCAATTAGATGTGCTCGCCCCAAGCAGTTGTGATTAACATCCCAGGAGATGACTGTGCAACGGTATGGTTTCACTGCCATGGCATAACACCTTTCATACGACGCTCTACAAGTTGCAAAAGGGAGCACGGAATAACAGGTGGACGGGGAATCCAGTAAAATGGATTCCAGTGATCAAAACTCCAAAGAGCTGAAAAGACTTCAGCCGAGCCGCCCTGCTTGCTGAGAACAAAGTTCACGCGGCTACAAATTCGCTCGACATGGCAGCTGTCACCGGAGGCAAACCTAGACAGAAACATGACTTCGGCCCTGTCTCTTGAGGCGGGCGGGCTGTCTTTCATCAGGCAATTCGCGGTACGGGTTGAGCAGGTGACTCAACCTTAGCAAAGACTCGACCAGAAGAACAGGCTCCGGTTTACCAGAGAGCACGACATCATCAAACTCAAATCTATTGACAAAACCTGAGGGACGCCGCTATGGTTGGTACGCTCCACCAAAGCGGCAATTACTGTATGGGTGAGTTTGATGTCAAAAATTTCCTTCTTGAGGAGATTGAGTTCTGCCAAAAAATGCAGATGAGAATCACGAAGATAAGGTTGGGTACGTCGGCATTTGCAAACCTCTGCTCATACGGCTATCCGCTAAAAAAGGAGACAGGGCTTCTTGTTTTTGGTATTCTTTGCGAAGTCGTCGGACATGGAAATCCATGGGCAGTCGGCTTTGAGCGTGAGCAAATTCAAGAAGGTTAAACCATGGAAAAACGACCCATCTTTCAACCAGAAGATTTTGTAATGACACAGGCTGAGGGTGAGCCTGAAGTAATGGAAACGGTAAAAAGCCGAATCGGCAACTATGCCATACTGTCCGGTGGTATCAAGTTTCATGTTCTTGATGACCATCGCAAGGCCGGTGGCTTTTGGTATCACAAACCAACGGAAACGAAAATCAAGCTTATCGGAGCCTGAAAATGCCAGCAACTCTTGATCGCTCAGACGAGTACAGTCTTTGGCTTAGCTGCACCCTCCCCTCTCCCCGGCCAACATGGGAACCAATGGCAACAGGCACAAGAGAAGAGCTTGAAGAGACCAAGGCACGTCTTATGCCGTTTGCCGCAAAGAAAAAATTTGCGATAGTCCCCGGTACGGATCCGCCTCGATGGGAGCCTAAGCTTTGACTAGCGGCTAGCTTGTTAATGAGATACCTTGACCTTCCGAGCTACGACTACCTGCTAGAAAGCTATCACTACGATCCCGTTAGTGGAGAGATTACCTGGAAGGTGCCGCATGGCCGGTGGGACAGCCTACCGCCCGGTCGAAAAGCCACGAGCATTGGCAGGAAGTGCAAGGTGCTCAAAATTGATGGTAAGCTTTATGCCGCCAGTCGAATTGCGTGGCTCATGGGTCATGGCAAAGACCCCGGCGAATACGAGGTCAAGCACATCAATGGCAAATGGCAAGACCTCTCTCTCAAAAATCTCGCGCTTAGTCAGCGACTGAGATAACACAAATACAAAAAGCTAAATCCATGGAACAAGCTTCAAAAACTGTGCCAGACCCAGCTTACAAAGCAGTCGGACGTGAAATCAGGTTTTTCAGCAATCTGCGTCAAAAGCTCTACGATCTTGCAGATGTTAGTGAGCTATCTGACAAAGATATTGACTTCTTGATTTCCGAAAGCCGGAATACAATAGTTTCAGTCAGTCTTGTAAAAGCGGAGGCTCACGAAAAGATTAAGAATGGTGAGCGGGTGGACAAGCTTTGGCTAAAGCGTGTAACCTATAAATACAAGGCTGTAAAAGCCTTCATGTACGGCCTGCAAGAAGAGAAGGGGCTTCGATTTATCTCAAAAACGCCTGAACTACTGGAGGAGCTTCGGCAAAAACTTATTGAAAATGACACGCCAGAGAGCGAGTCCGCCAAGGTGATTGACGGAGCTATTAACAGTGCAATTTCTCCTAGGAAACAAGAGCTTGGAATTTTCATGGAGCTAGTCACCAAGGAAATCGGCAACCAAAGATTTCAAGAGTTGAGGCAAGAAGCACGGGACAGGTCGCATGACAGCTGCTTGGCGACTCCAGAAAACTAAGTGCGCAATGAGCAAAATATACGCTGGCATCGGCTCAAGAAAGGCTCCACCTGATGCCTTAAAGCTTGCACGCTTGATCGCCAGCGCAATGGAAAATGGTGGTTGGAGGCTTCGCAGTGGCGGCGCCCCAGGCATGGATGCAGCTTTTCAGCGCGGAGTCAAATCAAGCAAAAATAAATGTATTTATCTACCTAGTGGACTGTTCAGTGACAATGCTGCGGGTCAGGGTGGCTGCATTGATGCAAGCACATTACCAGCATTCAAGGCAGCACTTGCAACAGTTGATGAATACCATCCAAATCCAGCAGCGCTTTCCTCTTTTGGTAGGCGGCTGATGGCTCGTAACGCTTTTCAGGTACTGGGACCCGATCTTGAAACTCCAGCGGATTTGATAATTTGCTGGACGCCAGACGGAAAAGCAAGTGGCGGCACTGGCCAAGCAATACGGATTGCTGAAGCACATGGAATACTGGTTGTCAACCTTAAAAATCCAAGGCACTGCGAGGCTTTTACACAGGCCATTGAAGAATGCAAAAGAAAAAGTAAAGAGGCAGCTTTTGGCAGGATCAAGCTAGGCTGACCTCTTGACCGAGCGCCTATCATCTATCCAAAGGGACACTCAGATGCTCTCGACTTCCTACCGGCTAAGGATGCACGCTATCTGCGAGCAGATCGCAAGCAACATGCCCGTTACACTTCAGGAGCGTATCTGGGCGACAAAGCTTGCCGAGGCGAATACCACTGCAGCCGGGATGTTGCGGCAGGCGATCCGCAGACAGCAAAACTCCGAAATGAAAGAAGGTGGTGTGGATGATTTCCTGAACAGGCTTGACATTGGAGATCCAGAAAAGCCCGAGGGAGTCAGGGGTTTCAATTCGCCGGAAGATATTGCAGACTTTTTCAGGCGAGACAAGCCTGAGGACTGGCGGCAGCGTGATTGACAAAAGCTGTGCAGCCCCTAAACCTCAATTACAAATTCGCAGAAAAAAGCAATAATCCTGGGCGGCTGCATTTTGAACTTACTGGGTGCGGCCAGTCTGCGCAGGCAGTTTTCACAGTCGTCGTGCCATTCCGTCCCTTCCTCGTCCAGCGGGATCCCTGGGCAGCGGGCAATGTGATCGGGCAGCTTGATCAAGGCTCCATCTCCAAGCCAGCAGCATCGAGCAGGAGGTGGGCGATCTCGCGGGCAGAGGCCCGGTGGTGTCGCTCAAGGATCTCTGCGGCGATCACCTGAAGCATCCGCTCCGGGCCGCTGTGCCGCTGGCGGAAGACCCGATCCTTGAGCCGGCTTGTATCGAACTGCGTTGCCATGGGAGGTCTCAGGTCGAGTCCAAGGTTCAACACCGTAGAAGTGTTGACCGCAAGACATAGCAAAAGTATCATAGCCATGGCAAAACGCCAAATCGCCAACAGCTACCATGAGAGTTAAATTCACTGGAAACGGCTTAATGCTTTTTAAGGCATTTGGCTTGATGCTTTTTAAGGTATTTAAGTTGGTCGCAATGTGTGCAGCAATCTTAGCGTGCATTGGCTTCATCTTGCTCGCAGCCGTTTGCGTTATTTATCCAGTCTACATGCTTGGAGGTGTACCAGGCTTGATTTTTCTTGTTTTAGCTTGCTCTGGGTTCTTTTTCCTGGCTCGTCAATGACTTTTATGGTATTACCAAAAACCTACAAAGAGGCGCAGGGCGGCCTACTAAGCTGCCGCAAAGCATTTGGAAGAATGCTGCGCAACTGGCGCTTGGCTAATGGTTGGACTCAGTACACCTACTGCAACTGGGCAAAAGCAACCGGCAACGAATCTTCAGCTATCAGCTACGGCAACCTTTCAGTTATCGAACAGGGCACCGCTGGTGAACTTCGGCAAAAGGTCTTCTGGCAACTCTGGGAGCAGAATCGCCGGATTCATGCAAAGGACTGGGATAACCCTGAAGACAGGGAGCTGGAGCAGCGCCTGATGCAAGCAAGGCACATCCAGACCATAGATCGCATGATCTGGGGGCCTAGTGATTTTTGGGAGTGCTACAACGGATTGCTTTCGGTTCCAGCCTGGCTACAAGTTTCTGTGCCGCCAAGGATTACAGAAAAGCAGGCCAGGCAAATCTCCACAGAGCTGAGGGGGCGCCTGCATCAATACGGCAAGATACGGTCGAACGGGAACGTACTTGAGCTACTTGGTGAATTTGCCTCCGCCGTCCCAGAGACAGATCAACTAAAATTCATCAATGTTTTGATGGGATTCGACAGTTACAACTCTCACGAGCTGTCAATGCTGTGGGATTCTGAGCATGAGTGCTACCTGCCTCAGCTGTGGATTCCGGGCTTTGTCACCTTGTCCACCAAGGACAATCAACAAAATCACAGCACAAAATGAACGCATCCCTCTATTTCAAAAACAAGAAAGGAGAAAAGATCTTGATTGGCAAGCTATTAAGTTTCACGCTTCAGACATCAAATAGAAGCGAGGCGCAAAGAGTCATCAGTCACAATCCAGACCGAGACAGACCATGGTGGCTTGCGTTTCACCCGGAAAAGGGCTGCATTGGTCGAATCCGCTGGTTCAACTCGGATCAGGAAGAAGGCACCTGGGGGAGGGTGTTCTTCTCCCGCAATCCGTGATACGCTTCTGTTGCGACTGAAAGCCCGCCCCCATCGGGCCGTAGGCCGCAACAAAGACCTAGCTCTCGTAGCAAGGCGGTTTCCGGGGAGTTGGCCAACGTTGCAACCGGAAAACCTAGCAAACGTCGGAAATGGGGGTGGATGCCTGTCCGGTAATTTCAAATTGCCACTTTCGGGCTACCCACCCTCGCCCACAACCCTCTCTTTGGTTCTGAATCCGCGCTAGACGCGATAGTAGGAATCTCCGGGTTGTGTTCCCGCTCTGCACAGACCGGAAGTCTCCAGTTTCTGCATCGGGTAAAGCCCTGTGTTTGCAGGCCAGGGATTGATCACCCCTGAACTGGTTGATCCACAGTTGCGCCCTCGACCCATTCGGCAAGCGCGAAGGATCACAGAAAGACCCGGAGCTTCGGCCTCGGGTCTTTCTTGTAACTACCGTCAATTGCTAGACTGCTCAGCCAGCTTCAACCTAAGAACCTCAATGGCCGCATCTACCTGATCTGCCTCGCAAAACAGATGGAGCGTATGATCGGCGTCGATGGCCAAAGTCGTCTGTACCATCGGCTCATAAAAGCTATGCACCTCGTCGGCGCAGCACTCCCATTCCCCCAGTGGACTGGGAATCGGTAACAGGTTTGACCGTCTGGAAGGGAGCGAGATCCTGTGAAGAACAGACATCGTGACCAAAAAAGACAGGGGGTGTTGAGTGGCCGCGAAGCCAGCCGAAGAAACTGTAGCGAAAGCTGAAACCTTAGTGTCAAACCTTTGTATTCGAGTTTAACAAGAAAAAAGAGGGAGCAGCAGTGCCACCCCCTCCCTCTTTACCTGAGCCGATCGTAACACGGCTGCGACCGCTCAAGACGTGGAGCCCGGATCTGCCATGGCACAGTACGGAAGCCAGAGCGCGTCGGCGCCAGGGTGATCCTCGGGGCGGCCAAGCTTCCAGCCGTAGCCCCACGTAGAAGGATCCGACCCCGCAGCATCAATCAGCGCCCACCACCAGCACAGGCCCTCAGGGCTTAGGTCTCCGGGGCCTTCCGGCTTGGCGTACCCGTGACGCTGTGGAGAGGACCTGTAGCCAAGCCAGTGAGGGCGGATAGATCGAGGTGGCGGGGGCGACGAGAACAGGTCGTGATCGTCATCAGGCTCCATGGCAACGGCAACGTCACCACCGCGAGAGCGGAGGCGCTTCAGAAGGTCAAGAACACGAGAAGTCATGTTTCAGTAAATCGGTGGACTTTGATTCTGCCAAGTCCCTCTTGAGTGCGCAAAAGCTCCAACTGTTCGCTGCTAAGCCTAACGTGGTGATCTATGGCAATGTCAAGAGAGCGGCGACCAGCAAAACTTTCTCGGCGGATCCAAGACGCCGGAACAAACTTGAGATCAGTTCTGTTCAGTTGGCGAGACAATCGAACTGGATAATTAAAGTTTGCATTCGGCCACACGTAAGTAGCGCCAGGTGGAGAGCGCTCAATCTGAAGGGTTGTGCGCCCAGTTAGTTCATTGCTGTTCATCGAGAGAGTGCCTCGTTGACGGAATCCTCGGGATCAGGAAGACACCAGTACGGCAGCCATACGCACAACCATGAAGAATTCTTCCAGTCCG